CCTGCTGCTACCCGCGTCTGCCAGTGTCGCGACGTAGTGGCCCGTTGTCTGAGTGCCGAGCGCAATTGCATCGGCGTCAAGCATGTTCGTACTGACTTTAGTTAAAGCCATTTAAATCACCTCAAAAGTTAGCAGGATGAAAAGCGTCTAAAGCTTCTTGTGTCGTAATCGCGTCCAGAGCATCTTCGTGCGCGTTACTCGCTGCGCGAACGGCGGCTCGCTCTGCGTAAACATCGGCAAGCGTAGTTGTACCATCGGTTGCATCAACCTCAGTCGCTCGCTCAATCTTCCACGCGAGTGCTTCGATTTGACGAGCAGCCTCGGCCTTAATGAGAGGAGCTAAATTGGTCTTGTGGTCATCTATGGCCCAGCTACGAACAAGTACGTCACGACTTTCCATAAAGTCATCGCCTACATCATCTGGGAACGCATCTACCCAAGCGTTGTTTACTCGTTTGTAACGTAAAGAATCTGCCCCTGTTACGCCTTCAGGCATCTCAATTCCGGCTGGGTCTTCCCGCACAACATACCCACGACTATCAATTAATACCTTCATTATAGTTCTCCTTTTTCTGCAAGCACGATGGCTACGTTATCAACTTGACTTATTGGAATTACGTTCGGATAGGAGGTGGATTTGTTCCCGACATCCATCCAGCCATAACCCCAATCAAGGCTGTTAAAATCGAAGTAGGCTGCGCCAGAGTGGTCATCCGCAGGATTTGAGTGCAAACCGTCCCAGCTTATGAGGGCGCAGCTAAGACCATTGCCATCTGAATTATTGCCTCTCGACAAAAGAAACTTAGAGGCACCTACAGGAACAACAGTTACCCCCCCGCTGCTATACTTTGCTGCCCATCTCTGCATATTACCGGTTGCCACATCCACAAGCACTGCATACATGCCAGCCCCTGAGTAAACAGCTTTGGAGGTTAAAATAGCTGTTTTTCCGTCCAAAGATTGAACCCAGTTCGGGGCAGGAGTCGCAGCAGCACTGCTTCCGGTATTAGTAGTATGTGTATTACTCCAAACTGTGGGAGCGTCCCACTGGTTGTTACTCTCATTCCAGCGCCAGCGCGCAACGCCTATGCCGTTAGTGCGATGATGCATAATAACAACGTCATTGTTATCGCAGAGAATGGCCTTAGCGTGATGTTCGCCCATGTATTCCCTAGTATCACCCTGTGCAGCTATCCAGCCCTCAGTAGGGCCGACAACACGATTAGCAGCGACTGAAGTTACTGATGTGATTGCTGCGCCCCATGCATGCCAGTCTGATAAGTACTTTGCGGGGTCAGGAAAGTTTTTAATCAACACGGGTCGCCAGTCTCTAGAACCGGTATTCTCTCTCTCAATAATTACAGCGTTACCAGAGTTTTGGTTATAACTAAAACCTCCTGAAGCAAGGCGATAATTAGCGGTCATCATGCCCTCAGCTTGGACGCGCACTAGGTCGAGACCTGTACTACTTTGCCAGCCGCCGTAATTACCCGCAGCTTGGTTGAGAACATGTCTAACGCTGCGAGGGGTAACTTTAATGAAGCAAGCGGTTCCGGCAGCGATATAGCTAGTAGACAGCGCATAACTTTGATTCAGACCTAGATTAGTTCCTACGCAGGCAGTTGAATGTTGTATGGTCTGTACTGGATGTACAGAAACTCTTTCCCTATCGGCATTGGTAATGCCGTTAGCCCCAATATCTAAATGGTGGTTGCCTAGATACCCATTCATAGACGCTCCGATACCACCAGTACTTGCTTCTTGGGAGGTTATCTGAGTGGCGTGATTCCATATACCGGCTGCGTTGCTGAACTCTGTCATTGCATCAGTTGTGTTAGTAAGTGTTGTAGTCCTGTGTATGCACTGTAAATCGTGGCTGAAGAGTAAAGATTCCGTAAAAGTAGCGTCGCCCGTCCTGACCATAAAAGCGGCTTGACTATGTGGTGAGTCACCTGCAACTCGCTTTGCGGATTTACCAAAAAAATCTGTTAGATTCGACATTATTTATATCTCCTAAAATTTAAAATACTCTCCAACCTTGGGCGGCTGAGTGATACATAAGGGTTATTGTGGTGTTGGCTTTGTCGATGGTCATTGACTGGGCCAATCCCATAATCTTTTCTGAGCCATTGGGGGCGACAACTGTGTTCACAAAATCAAGCACCGCAACATATACAACCGATTGACCTGCTATTCCTGCGGGTAGTGTCAGAGTTTTCCCGCCAACGGTCACCGTCACGAACTCGTTCGCAGTCAGAGTTTTGTTGACTGCTGTGGTGGTTCCTTGAGGATGGGAGCTGAATGAACTCGCTGCGGCTTGGACAGCAGCAACCTGATTAGTACCTGCGGTATTGACATTGCCAACCTGAGTTGTACCTGCTGTGTTGACTGCGGCAACTTTTGTAGTACCAGCAGTGTTGACTGCGGCTACCTTCGTGTCTCCAGCAGCAATCATTTCGCTGACTGTGGCGGTGACGTTGAGTGCCTCAAGGGTTTTGCCCAAAAAGACAAGGTCTTTTGGATCTGTTGTCGCTGCGGCTAAAGCTTGAGCTTTAGTGTCAATAGCCGTGATCAGGGTGTTGAAGTTGCTGTTCTGGACGGCCATTAGCCTATACTCCCAAGTTTAATAAAATTTCGTCTTCAAGGTCGGAGATCCGACCCGCAAGAACGGAGTCAAGTTTTGCTGTTGTTACAGTTCCATCATTAGGAACAGTTGTGCTTACTATTACTGCATGTGCTGCCATGACTTCTATTGATGTACCGTTTGGCGGGGCCGCACTAAAGGTTAGCGTTGTGCCGCTAACAGAGTAATTGGCCTTCGACTGGTACACCCCGTCGATATATATACTGGTGTTGTTCTCAGGTGTTTGCGCGGAAAGCGTGAACACTGTTGTCGATCCGTCACCAGAAAACTGACTTAACTTAAACTCAGTGCTTGCTTCGACCGGCGCGGCAGTAGCCGCAGTAATCTCGATGGCGGCACCGGCATCAGGTGCGTCAGAGAACGTAAGAACATTAGTCACAATGCTGTAGCTTGTTTTGTTCTGATACACGCCGTCTATATAGACCAACGTATTGTCTTCAACAGGGTTTGTGCTTAACGTAAATGCTGTCGTTGAGCCGTTACCCGTAAAAGAGTTAAGTCTGAAATCTGCGGCGCTACCAACACTAGCCCAAGCAGAAGAAGCATACTGCTCAAGCTGGTTGGTAGTGCTGTTGAACCGAATCATTCCTGTCGCAGGAGAGTTCGATCGCTGTGCAGTCGTACCGACCGGTAGCTTAAAAAATCCCGTGGAACTAACAGTCAGATCACCTGTTAGTATTCCTCCAGATAAAGGTAAGTGGCCTACTTGAGAATAGGTGTAACTGGTATCCCACTCAGTAGAATTATCCGTAAAGGGCAGTGTGTAGTTATTCGCGCTGGCGGCTATACCGTTTAACTTCGTATGGTCAGCGTCGGTAAATACATTGGAGTTTGTAGCTGCTTCGACTGCCGCTCTAATTTCTGCGTCAGTTTGATCGGCGGTAGCAGCCGTCTCAATGTTGTTTAACTTCGTATGGTCAGCGTCGGTGAAGTTGTTCTGAGACAGCTCACCGTCTTGAATCGAATAGGTTGTATTAGTATCCGTGTCCGCTTGAGCTGCAACATCATTAAGCCCAGCCGCTGTCAGGCGAAGTTCTACCTTGTCAGCAATAGAAAAGGCAGACGCAGACGTACTGTCCTGCGCCCTAACAACGGTTAAGATATTGCCGTTTTTAGCAGTACACTTAACAATCTCTCTTGCGGTGTTTGCAAAAGTTTCAAGCGTTAGATAAAAGTAGTCGTTCGCACTTAGTGTAGGAAATACGCTACCATCTGCAACCGTAATAGATGTTGCAGAGCTAGTCGCACTGCTCGCCAGTGTGGTCGTTGCGTTGTTACTAAACTTAACAGACATTTAATTCTCCGCTAGGAAGCTTGCACCAGCCATGAAATTGTCATTGCATCAGAATTTTGCTTGTTGACCACGCTGAATACCGTCCTACAAAGCAAGGTGCCACTTGAGCTGGCGTTTAATATTCCAGCTTCGGTTAATGCAGCCGTTCCAGTCCCTGCTGGGAATGTGGCAGAGTAAGTAATTCCTGATCCTGATACTGTCGATGAAGTCAACGTAACTCGACCCGCCTCGGCTCCAAGGGCGGTATCACCAGCCGAAGCAGCGGTAGTATCTGTTCCAACCGCCATGTGGCTCATGGCTGATGCTGTCGTATCTTTCATTCTAGATGCCACATAGCCTTTACCGGTGGTTACTACAAGATTTGGGATTTCTTGAACTACTTCACCATTGAGAGCAACAGTGACATGCCCTGTTAATTTTAAAATTTCTGTAATCATTTCTTCTCTACCTATTTAGGGTGAAAGTGTTAATTGCACTTGTGTTTAAGACGGCATTATTGCCGAGGGCTAAGGTGTAGCTAAACGAATCGCTCATGCCAAAGACATTCGATTTGTTTTCTGTATAAATTAGACCGCCGTTGTATGAATCATCTAAGGCGAAGGCATCTACAAATGAGCGCGTGTATGCCGTAGCAATCGACGGAGTATCAGACAGCGCAATGCTATCTAGTGATTCCATAGACAAAGAGTAGGCCATGCTTTCCGACATACTGACCGGAGACGAAACTCCCTTTAGGGATTCCAAAACGATCTGATCAAGAAAATCCAACCCGTCTACTTTTGCAATCTCAGTTGATAATGTGGTTGAGTCTGTCAGGCCAAGTGAGTCGGTAAACTCTCTCTCGAAAACCATTAACACAGAAACGGTCTCGCCAAGCGAAATGTTATCTGCTATTTGTTTTCCTGTCGTAATAGATACAGATTCACTAAGACCAATAGATTCGCTAAGAGACTTGATGTATGCCAATGAAGCTGTGTCCGCCATTGCAAACTCATGCGAACCGAAATACCTGTTAAGAGAGTCCGCGTCTAGCAGTATTTCAACGGCACTTATCTTCAGGTATGAGGCTTCCGCCTTTAATAAGGTGCATGCCGCCTGAGCATTGGCTAGTACATATGTAACGTCAGACGTAACTGCCATTAGTCAAAATCACTCCGAACCTTAAACTTAATTAAATCGTATACAGTTTGTATTCCGCCTGAACTAAAGGTGACTTCGATCTCACCCTCAAATGTTCCTGCTGAAGAAAGCGTTCCAGTCGGAAAGTCTGTGACGACCTTTCCCTCAGTACCCTCTGTGACCGTGCAAGTTAAAGTTGATGCAACGGTTGTACTTCCAAGCTCTCTTATTCTCAATCGAACAGTGGCCCCCGTCACATTAATGGGTGCCCAAGTTGTACTGTCTGCGGTATCAAGTACCTGTCCAGCGGCAGCACTGTTGGAGTCTTTAAGCGTTAAAGTTAGTTCCGGTAACGTATCACCGGCCACTAAACTAATCGTTGTGGAATAAGCCATTTAAATAAATGCCCTCGGTTTGCACGTTAAAGAACCACCAGAGAATCCGTACTTAGCCTGCCGTATTGTTCTGCCAACTTCCTTCTCATACAAATCGCGGTTAATTGATCCGAAGTTTGGATTTGAGTAAGGCTGACCCGCCATCATTTGCAATCGGAAAAGAGTGCCATGAACTATTAGCTCTCTATACTCCAAGCCAATAGTGTCGGGAATGACAGTCGCTGACGAGCTGGGCTTAAGGCTGTAAAGGACTCTAAATGAATCATTTGCTGCCGGAATAGGAGCAACGTAAAACTCCTTGTTATCTCTCTGCGCGTAAAATCTAGGAGTACCTTTAGAGTTCTGGTCTCCAAGGCGTTTGATTAACTCCGTATAGCTAACCGGAGATAAAGCAGTATGGTCGTTATAGATGTCTACAATATGATTCAGCTCAGTTCCCGCAGGAATAGAAACCTCGTATTCATTAACGCCAGTTACAATCGCAACATACTCAGGCTCTGCTAAATAGATATCTGTCCGGCGGCAAAAGTCGATCACCGTATCTCTAACTGCTCTTTCAATTAAAAAATCTGGGCAACCCTGAACTTCGGGTCTGACGTATACAGCGAGATCGATAAACTTCATTATCCTCTAACTCCCGTCGGCTGCGGTGTTGTCGCCGCATCTGCTTGCGTCTTCATCCCTAGCGCGTTTGCAAAGCTTGAATAGTGCATCATGCTTCGCTCGGCATTCCCCGCAAACTCAGAGTCTTTCTGGTACGAGCGATACAGGATGTAGTCAAGTATTGCGTTACCATAGATATCATCTAGCGATATAACCGTCACATCTGACGAGAAATTACTAATGGTTATGTCGGCTGGAGATGTGCTGTAAATAAGCTCCAGCGAGTGTGTCCCGCTTGCCCCTTGAGGGTAAACGTAAAAATTCTTAGGATCAGCAGCATCGTAAATGTAATGCTCAATCTTATTAACGCCTGCCACCGACTCATGCCAGTTTGGTAGCGTCTCGTCTAGTATTCTTCTGTCCACTTGAGTGACAGCTCTTCCAGATACATTGCGCACTACCTGAACCAGCCGTAAAGCAATAGCAGGCAGGGTCTGCTTGCTACCGTCGGCTAATGCTAACGTAGTGTTAACCATATTGGCGTCGGGCCTATGAAGGACAATTTCTCTCTGCCCATCATTAAAAAACTTTAAAAGCTCACTGCTTGGAAAGCGCACCTTGGTGGCGTCCTGCAAGATAATGCTTGCACGATCTAAAACATCTACGACTTTAGTTGTCGCCATTCTCGCTCTCCTCTTCTACCCATTCAATTATCTGGAGATCAGGATTACCCGCAAACAATTCGTGATACTCAAAGATATTACCCGTAACTACATTCTTAACTTTGGACGGAATAAGAGTAGGAGTCGGGACTTCTGGCTCGTCTTTTAGAATCTCTAATCTGTTGACTTGATCTTGCAGGTCAGCAAGAGACATTCGTCGATCTAGCTTTTTGCCATACTCGACCTGAGCTTTATCAAACAGCTCGTCTTTCTTTGTCTTTGCGTTCATGGTTTCTCCGTTAAAAAACAGGGGGGCAATACCTGCTTTTAAAAAACAAGTACGCCCCTCTATTCAGTGGTCTATCTTAGTTCCACTTACCTACTACTAGTGCGTCTGGAGTAACGACCTTAGAGCCGAATACTTTCAGACCGCGTACTGCGTCACCAAAGGTAGCTTCTAGGCGAACAGTTTCAGTGTTGCTGAACTGAGACGCGAAGGAGATTGCTTTTGGGTGACCTGCTAGAACGTGCGAGTAGCCCGCATCTGCGCCAGAGGCTGGTGTGTGTAGCATGTTTGACTGGTACACAGTGAAACGATCTACCATGCCAACCTTACCGTTGCGTAGCGGTGAAGTAGAATCGCCAGTTAAGTACGCCTGACGCAATTCTGACTGCTTAAGCAGAGAGATCTGTGCAGGGTTCAAAACGATGAATCGACCTTCTTCAGGGATATTCAGGTTGTCCAAGCTAGTTGACATTGCGAGGATGTTAGCCAAAATATTTGAAGCAGAGACAGTAGTCTGAGAGCCGATAGTGGTGGCACCCGTAATTACGCCAGCCAAAACGTCAGTTTCAACAGCGATACGCATGCCTTCAGAGGCATCAGATGAAGCTTTCTCGATTAGATCGATATCAGCCTGAGCTTTAAGAACGTCATCAACCTTAAAGCTAAAGTACTTAGCCTTATCGATGTTCAGCTCAACCTTAGAGGTTGCCAATTCTTGGGTAGTGATACTGCCGTTATAATCGCCAATCGTTACAGAAGGAACTGTGCGGATAATGACTTTGTCGCCTTGGCCTGAGATCTCACCTTCATAATCGGTGTTTGAGATAGCGGGCAAAACTGACTGCTTGTAAAACTTGGCTTGCATTAACTTACTAAAGACTTCTGGGATGAAGTTTACTTCTGATGAT